CCGGTAAGCCCGACCACGATGTTGGAGCCGCTCGGACCGGTAGCGTCGCCGGCGAGCGCGACGGTTCCGCCGCTGCCAAGCGACGTCCAGATCCCGTTCCTGACAACGTAAAGATCACCGTTCGGGGCGTCTTCGCGCGAGTAAATCGCACCCTCGTACGCGGCCGACGTCGGCGCTCCAACGCCTGCCTTATAGGTGAGAGCGCCGCTCATACTGCGAAGAGTTCCATGGTCGCACCTCGAGACGTAAGCGGAAGATCCGCGTAAAGGACGTTGCGATCACCAAGCCGAACCTCACGCCCTGGCCCGAGCCCGGCGTTGATGGTCGGCGGCGCACCTAATGTGTATTCGGCGCGGCCAAGCGACTGCACCTCGATGCCGTTTCCGGCGTTGTTCGTGCCCCAGACGTCGCTGCCGAAGTGGAGCACACCGCCTGCTTGCGCGGTGACGCCGTTGCTACCATTGAAGAACCTGGCCGACGTTATCCATCCGACGGCACCTTGCGCTACGATGATGTACGCATCGTCGAACAGCTCGCCGCTTTGCAAGATGGAAATTCCGGGGCCTAGGCCGATGAAATGTGGCGACGCGCTACCCGTGCCTCTTGTCTGCAGATTGGCGTCGAATATCGACCCGCCCGCCACCTTGCGGCCACGCGTAAAAACGTTCTGTACCCCGCGAAGCGTCGGAGCAGCACTGGTGAGGCCGGCTATCTCGCAACGCAAAAGGTTGAAGTGCACCGATTCGCTGGCGATGCCGCCGCTGCGGTAGTAGTTCAGCGCAACGTCATCGGCCCAGGCAATGCCTAGTCCGCTCATCGTCACAGACCCAAGTACGGTGCTAGCGGCCTGCTTCTTTGCAGATTCAATCCGAAAAATACCCGCTGCGCACGACGGCAGCGAGACGATTTCGAACGGATCGGTCGCCACCGGCACGACGCGTGTGAATCCGTAGCCGGCCTGCTGCGGAGACGCGAGCGCCGAGACCGTTCCGGGGTTGGAGATCGTTGCCGTGCTGCTGCCCAGATCGTCGTTGATGATCCACGCCGTGCCGGCGCGAGCGCCACCGGTAATGCGCATGAGTTTACGCTCGTAGGGCGCGAAGCTCGAACCGCCGGTCGTCCACGCCACCGTGATGGTGTCGAGCGTCTGCGCGCCGGCGTTGAAGGCAACAAACGACGTGATCGTGCCTGTAGCCAATACGGTTGCGGTGGCACCTTGGATTGTCAGCTGAGCGCCTTCGGCGAGCATCACCTGCGGCATGTAGAGCGGGTCGGTTGCGGAGGACGCTCCTGTGATCGTGATGGTGGTTGGCTGGCGCAAGGTCCACGTGCCCTTACCGAGTCGGCGGTGAATCTCCTCCTGGTCGCGCAGCGGATGGAGCGCGTCCAGTCCGGTATCGCGATTGCTCCCCCCGGGGTTAAAGTGCCACGTCGGCTGCCGCTCGTAATAAAGACTCATGCGGCCCTCTCAAACTTCCAGCGCCATCCGCCCGTTGCCGTCACGATCTCGCGGCCGTCCGCCGTGCTCGTCGTGTCGGTCTTGTCCAGGTGGTACACGCTCCGCGGACTCTGCACGATGCACATGCACACGTCGGGTAGCGGCGTCGCCGGGAGCGCCTCCAGCGCCGGGATGTCGGCAACGACCTGGTACCCGGCAATGCTCGGCGGGAGCAGCGTTCCGATCGCGCGTGGCGCCCAGGCGGCCGTGCCGACATCCCAGCCGAGCAAGTCGTTCGCGACCGCCCCGTCCTGCGCGAGGTACGTCAGCCCCATCTTGTTCGCAAGGGCATTCGCGTTCGCCAGATCGAGCGGCCCATAGTCGATCGCGCTCGGGCCAGTCACGCGAACGAGCTGCCCGGTCACGAGCCCGCCCGCCGGCGTCCCGACCGCAGCGCCGCGGAGCGCCATGACGACGAACTGTCCCTCGGTCGTCGGGATCGCGACGTCGCCGCCGGCCGTCACCCAGTTGGCCGCCGGGCCCGTGGCGAACGTCGTCATCAGCTGCCGGGCCGTGCCAGGCGTCAGAGAGCCCGGACCGAATGTCGCCGGCACCCACGTCGGCACGCCCGCTACCGTCTGAACGATGTAGCCGTTGGTTCCGGCCGCGAGCTTCGAGATGAAGATCCCCGCGGCTGGGTCGATGTTGGCATTGACGGCCAGCGCATATTCGGTCGCGTTCCCCGCGGCGTTCGTGCGAAGCACCGTGTTGGCCGCGCCGAAAGCAACGTTGGCTATCGGCAATCGGCCCACGACCCACCCGGCGCCACCGGCAAGGTTCAGCGCCGAGTAGTTGAGGGCCGAGGGGCCCGAGACGTAGAGGCCGTTCCCCGTCGTCAGACCACCGGCGGGCGGGACCGTCGCGCCGTGGATGCGTTCGACGACGTTGCTTCCGATGAGTCCCGTGACGTCGCCGGCGAGTGGGGGGATCTCGTCGACCGTCCCGCCGCTCGCCGCGAGCGCATCGACCATGCGGTTCTGCTCGTCGGCCCAGCCGCGCACCGCGTACTCGGTCCGCTCCCCCGGCAGCTCCTTGCGGACACCGACGCTGCTGCGCTTGCAGATGATGCGGCTGAAGGTCCACTCGGGGACGACGCGCCCGGTCGCCGGATCGACGCCGTCGTTGATGATGCAGCGGACCTCGTAGGTGTGGATCGCGCTCGCCGGGAAGGTCGTCGTCACCTGGCCGGTGGGGATCGCCGGGAGCCCGGTCGCGGGCGCGAGCGTGAGGAGCGGCGCCACACTGCCGGGCACGCCCGAGATGCTGGCCTGCGGGGTGTTGGGGTTCGACGGGCTGTAGACGAAGTACTGCGTCTTCCAGATGTCGGGGCCCGGGGGGGCCTCGAGCTCGAACGTCAGGACCTGCGACCAGTTGGCGTCGAAGCCACGTGGCTCGGCGGGCGTGCCATTGATCTTGAATCGCGCCGTCGCCACCTCGTGAAACTAGGGTTCCGACACCCCCCGAGCAGGTTACGCGAGAGGCTGGGGCGTCCCGGGTTCTCCGGCGATCTTCACGCGCAGTCGGCCAAACCAACGATTGTGGGCGAGCTCGCGCACCATGACGAGGTGTGCTCCCCCCTCGCGCGCGCGGAACGTGATCGAGCTTGGGCGTGTGCGGGTGAAGAGCCGCTGCACGAACCCCGTGGTGCTCGGCGCCTGCACGACGAGCTCGAGTGGCAGCACGACCCCGTCGGGCGCGCAGCGGCTGTAGTCGATGTTGACGACGAGCGTCTGGCCGGCGCGCGGCTCGAGGTTACCGTCGTCGAGCCGCAGATCGATCCGGTCCTCGCCGATCGTCTCCGGGCTGATCTCTTCGAGCAGCGGGGGCAGCGCCATCAGGGCTCCACGTCGAAATGGAAGCCGATCCCCCCACCGTTCGCGCGTCGAAAGAGAACGAGGTAGTGACCGAGCGTCGTCGGCGTAAAGCGTTGGATGCTGGTGTGGGTGGCGTCTGGCGTCATCACCGGCAAGGCCGCCGTTGGATATTCGATGAAGTCGGTCGAGAAGAGATTGCCGCCGAGCGCACCGTCCGCGGGTCCCTCGACGCCGAAGACCGTCGCTTTCAAGGCGATCTCGATTCCGATCGCCGCCTTCTGGTAGCGGGGCGGGTGGCCGACCAACGGATTGGTGCGGCTGTCGTTCCACTGCGTGACAGTGGTCCCGGCGGTGATGCGCGCGGTGAAGTTCGGCATCAGAGCGGGCCGTACTTCTCGTACCAGAAGTCGAAGGCACCGCCCCGGCGCCGGCAGCGCACGGCCTTGATGCCGAGTGGGTCGGACGCGACACCGAAGATGAAGATGTTGCCGCCAGCGGGGGGGCCGAGGCTCGTCGGATTGATTCGCAACGTGTGGCCGGCGGGCGTGGTGTGCTGCTCCGTCTGACGGAATTCCACTTCGTCGTCGTTCTCGACGCCGACGTTCGACATCGTATAATCCCGCGCCGACCCCCCAGCCGGCATCATGAAGATGTCGGCTGCCGCTATCTCGACCACCGTATCGGCATCGGGAAGGTTGGCGCTGCGCCGATGAATGCGCCCTTCGCCTCGGTTGATCATGCGGCCGTCGTTGAAGATGACGCCGGCGTTCTGGAGGCCACCATTGTTCGTGATGGCGCCCGAGGGGCCCACGATCATCGATGCCCCATCTTCGATCGCAAGGCTTGCCCCGGACGGCACCGTGGCGCTTCCGTTCAGGGTAGCGAGCGCATTGAAAAGCACCGGGTTGTTGAACGTCCACGCGGTGCCGCTGCCAACGGTCACCGACCCAGCGCCGGTAAAGGCCACCGCGGCCGCGGCAAACTCCGCGACGGTGCTGAACTTCACGCCGGCCCCGGCGAGCTCGAGCATGACGGCCAGCGTGTAGACGCCGCCGTTCAGCCCATCGATCGCGCGCGACGCGTTCGTGTCGAGCTGATTCATCTGCGTCGACGTCAGGATTTCGAGGAACGCCCAGCCGAGTGGTTTGACCCTGGTGAACATTCAGCGCCACCCCTTGGGCAACTGGTCGCGGTCGAGCTGGAAGCCGCCGGGGGCATCGCCCTGCTTGCGGAACCGCCACCCCTCCCACGCGGCGGCTTCGCGGTCCTTCTCCGCAAAACCGGGGCGGTCGCGCTGCTGCACGAGCGTCGCCGTCGAGCTCTCGAAGAAACCGGCCTTCAGCTTCTTGGCGAGCTTGCGCGCGACGAGCCCCTTCAGCGCAACCTTCACCTCGTCCTCGTCGACCTCGGCCAACCAAAGCTTTTGTAGCCGCTCGGTGATGAGCGGGATCGTCGCCTTGCCGTGGATGACGAGGAAGTTGCGCACCGAAATCGCCACGGTGGATTCGTGAAAGCCGGTCGCCATCGACTCTCGTCATACCGGCGGCGACGCCGTCGGACAGGTCACGACGGTGTAAGGCCGGTCGCGTCGAGCTCACTCAGGTCGAGAATGAATCCGGCGCTACCGCCGAAGGAGAACTCGTAGGTGATCCAGGACGAGAGGACCTCGTTGAGAAAGCGCTTGGCGTTCACGACGACGATCTGCTCAACGGCCGTAGGCTCTGGCGTCGCGGTGAGGTCGAGCACCACCGGGATGATGTATTCACTCGCGTAGTTGGGGAAGGCGGTCGAGGTTCTCCCGCCGCCGAAGAACGGGCCTCCGGCGAGCGGCTCAAAGGCTTTGCCGAGTTCGACGACGACCGACGTCGCGCGCGGGATATCGGGGAGAAGAAACCGCGGGTCGAGGCTCTGCATCGACAGCAGGAGGCTCGGGTGGTCGGATGCGATCCGCCGGGTGTAGGCCGCCGCGATGGCGATGCGGCGCTCCTCGTCGGGTGCGCCGCCCCGCGGGGTGATGCGGAAGAGCTCCTCGTACACCGGGATGTGATCGGTCGCGACGTTGGGAAACGCCTGCAAGATCGCCCGCTCGGCCATCGAGTGAAAGCACGCCAGCGCCTCGGTGCGGACAGCGCGCCAGAGCCCCTCAATGCCGTCCTCGTTCTTGGCGTACCCGCCTTCGCCGACGGCGCGCTTCAGCGCCTCATAGGTCCGCTCGTCGAGGGTCTCGCCGCCACCGAGCTCGAGCGGCCATGGGTTGTGCCATCCGAATCCGCCCGGCATGCGTCACCCGAGATCGACAGAGAACTTCGCGCAGTCTTGCGCGGCGGCCGCGTTGTCCCAGATGCGGATCGTCCCGCTGACGGCGTCTGGGTTGAGCGTCACCTGGCCGTGCCGGAACGTCGCGCCTTCGCACCGCACGCCGCCCCAGCTGAAGACGAGCGGCTTCGCCTCCGCCTGCTCGTCTGGGTAGCTCGCCAAGTAGACAAACGTATACAGGCCCGCACTGGTGCGCGCGGTGACAGGTGCGGCGCCGCCATCGGGCTGGAACGCCGCGGTGTGCTGGGCTAGCGCGAGCACCCCCGCCGTGACGGTAAAGACCATCCTGGCCGTCGGCACCATCAGGCCCGACGCGGCGATCTGCCACATCATCAGGTTGCCGATCGTTGCTCCGTCGATCTGCCGGCGAGGGTCCCGCACCTGCTTGGTGTTCTCGAGCTTCGGCCCGAAGGCCAAGCGGCTGGTGCGAAGCGGAAACCCGAATCCCATGTCGTCTCCTTTAGGGCAGCTCGTAGACGCCGAGCTTGCCCAGGATGAGCTTGCGCGGGCCGGTCATGATGTCGGCGGGGACCGCCGGCACGCTCGGCGTCATCGAGTGGAGGAAGGCGTTCGACAGCGAGGACCCGAGCGCATCGCTGATGGCGGTGATGATGGCCTGCCCGCCCCGCCACGGAGCTTCCTCGGTGGCCTCGGGGAACCGCACGGCGCGATCGGCGCGCACGTCGGTTTCGAGGTCGACCGCTTCGCCGGGGCCGAGGCCGTCGTAATAGTCGGCTGCCGCCTGCGCCAGCGCGTCGCGCCTCTTCATCGACGGCGAGACGTACGAGCCGACCGTGATGGTGAAGCCGGGCGGCGCGTTGAGAACCACGTCGTAGTTGCTGCTGGCCGCCACGTGAATCACGGACGCGACATTGAGCTCCTCGAAGGCGCTCGTGTTTTCGTTCCAGAGCATGAGGTGCGGGGCGTTCAACCCGCTCATACTCAAGGGCGGTTCGACTCCGCCGGGCAGAGAGGAGTCGGTCCCCCCGGGGCTGTCGGCGCGCATGCGGAAGTGCAGCTGGTCCGTGACCGTCGTGACCGCCGCGGCCGCGCCGCCGGTGACGAAGATCGTCGGCCAGGTGGCGAAGTCCCGCCACCCGGCGTCGTTGCCCTTGGGCTGCTGTAGCTGCAGGACGACGTGGGAGGCCTGCGGCGCGAACTGCAGCACCACGACGAAGGCCCGCTCGGGGACGACTGGGGAGTTCGGCGGCACCAGGTAAGCGGTGGCCGCCGCGAGAGCGCCTGCGCTCGCCATGAGCCCTTGTGGGCCGACGCCGGTGCGCTTGCCCGTGATGCAGATCAGCACCGATCCAGCGTTGAACGCGCAGGCGTAAATGTACGCGTCCCGGATCGCATTCGAGGCTTGGCGCGCCCACCCGCGGAAATGACTGTTGTTGCCGGCGCCAGGCTTGTGCGCAACGCGGGCGCGGAGACGCGACGCGTAGGCAGCGTCGTCCTCGGCGGGGACGCCACCGGTGAAGGTTGTCGTGGTCGTGCAGGTGGGAAGCGCTCCGAGCGGCGGGTTCTCCCACGACAGAACCGTCCCGTTCGCAGCGTTGGTCTGCGGGCCGACGTCGATCCCGATGAAGGTAAGGGCGGCGACGCCGCTCACCGGGGTCGCGACCGTCGTCAGCACCTGGTAGCGGTTGCCCTGGGCGTCACGGGCCACGTGCGCCGCCGGGTCCGGCACCGTCGTCGAGCCGATGAAGATCGTCCCTGTGGACGCCGACGCATCCGCGGGGCCGCTACCGGCGAACGCCGGCAACGGGTCCGGGTTCTCAGGTTCCCAAAGCCGACCGTGGTAGCCAACGAGCCAGGAGTGCGACGCGCGGTCCAGCCTCACCTGATCGGCCAGCCAAAGAGCGCGCGCTTGCTCGGCCTGCCCGAGGAGGTCGATCGCCTCGGCCTCGCGCCAGAAGCGGCCGCCTTGCTGCACGGCGCGCCGTGTCTCGTCCTCGGTGAACAGTACGCCGGTCTCGGGGTTGACCAGCTGCCGCAGTCCGATCCGGAACTGCGCCAGGAGCTCGTCGCGCTTTTGGCCCCGGGCGAAGACGACGAAGGCGCGTTCGGTGGCGATCGTCACGGCGTCACCCGTGCGGCCCGGAGGTCCTTCGGGCGCGCGCGCAGGTTCTTGAACTGCACGACCACGTCGGCGTAGTCGTGGTTTTGGTCGGCCACCGCGTCGACGCTGATGACGCGGATGTCCTGGTTTTCCGACAGACGCGCGAGGGCGCGCCGGGCTTCCCCGTCGATGAGCGATGCCGCAGCGTCGTCGACCTTCTTGATGTCGGCGAACCGCTGTCCGTCATTGCGCACAGCAGCGCCGGACCCCCGCTTGATCTTCATCGCGTCGAGGACTTGCGCGTCGATCGGGTCTATCCCTTTGAGGATCGACAGGTATTCGCCCGTATGCGGATCGATGGCGTCGGCAAGGATCCCTGGCGGCCGGCCCGGATCGTCGAACAGCTGGGGAACGAATGCCCCTGCTGGCGTGACGCCGGCGGGGGGGATGTAGGGAGGCACCGCCCGACTCTACGGGCGACGCCCGCTCCGTTCAGGTACGGGGAAGCGCTGAACAGCGGGACCGCTGGCGCTCCTCGCGCGCGACCCCTACGATGGGTGGGTGGTGAAGCTATTGCTAATCGCGGCCGCGGTGCTCGTTGCCGGTTGCAGCGGCCAGGATGGCGCCAGAATCGATTCAGTCGTGCCCCCCGTTGACGGCGCCGCCGACACGACGATCGCGCCAGAGCCGGCCGATGACGCGCCCCCGTCGCCAGATGCGAGGGTTGATGTCGATGCGTCGGTCGACGTCGCGGCGGATGCGGCGCCCGACACGACGAGCGAACCCACATCGCCCTCTACGGATGCGGTCGGGGCGGAGCGTGAAGCACCGACCGATTCGGTCACATCCGATGCAACGCCCGATGAGGTCGACGCGACGGATGACGTCGATGCCCATGACGACGCCGACGTCGAGGATTCGGCCGACATCGATGGGCCGCTAGGGCCGGATGGGCCGACATGCCCCGCGTTGCCGCCGCGCGATGCCGGCCCCACGCCGACCGCGGAGGCACGCTGCTGCGGTGGTCTCACGTGTTCCAGCGGCGCATTCAATTGCCCGATGAGCAACTGCGATTGTGCGGGCGTGTTGTTCAGCGAGGACGCCTTCGACCCTAGCGGCAATGATCGCTCCGTCTACTTTCTGCTGCCGGAGTCGCCCCGTGGCTGCACGGCGCAACTGCAGATCGCTACCGCGGGAGCGTCCGGGTGTTTTCGCATCACGACGTCGCCCGGCCGCAACCTAGTACGGCTGCCCCAGACGATGCCTGGGATGCCGCCTGCCCCGTGCTATGTGGGCCGGTTCATCGGGCCGACACCCGGCAGCGGGAAGGAAGCGGTCGCGGCGCTCGCGGTGGAGCTCATTACGGACGCTGCCGGCCCCATGGGGTGGACGGTCTTCGAATCCGCTCACTACTACGGCCCGACCAATAGCTGTCCGCTCGCGTGTCCCTAGTCGAGGGGGCACACGAGACCCGGCAGCGACGGCATCGCCGGTATCGCCGGGATCGGCAGCGACGGCAACGCGAGCGACAAGCCCAGCGACGGGATCCCCGGCAGCGGCAGGCCCGGAACTCCAATGGTTGGCAGCGACGGGAGAGTTGGAATTGCTGGCACCGGCAGAGCGGGAAGCCCGAGCGCGAGCCCCAAAGTAGGAAGGCCTGGCAGCGGCAGACCCGGGAGCCCTATCGTCGGTAGCGACGGGATGGCCGGCAACGCCGGCAGCGGCAGGCCCGGCAGCGCGAGCGCGAACGAGAGCGCGGGGAATGCGCAGCGGCTCATAGCGCCTTGGCCAGTGTGGCGGCGATCGCCGCCTTGACCGCCGCCGTCGCCGTGAGAAATGTGGCCACGGCAGGCGAAGTCGTTGGGACCGTCGCGCCGGATATCGTGCCGAGTAAGGTTTCGAGAGCTGTGATGTAGCCAATGAGCGGGGGCGCGAGCGCCACCGCGACCGCCGCCGTGGGACTGCCGATGCTTGCGCCGCCAGTCACCACCAGGTTGCCGTTGGCCGTGACGCCATCGTCGTTCACCTCGACGTAGGCGTTGCCGGCTTTGTTCTTGATGACAATGCTGTTCTTTCCGCCGTGCTTCATCAGCACGGCCATGCCGTCGCCGTGGACGATCGAGATCGACTCGTTGCCGGCGGTGCCGTCGATCGTGATCGTGTGGGCCTTGGTCGGCACCCCGTTCTGAAACGCGTACGGGACGTAGGTCGTGCGGACCGAGCTCTTCGGGCGGTGCGGCTCGTCGCTCTCGAACGACGCTTCATTGGCGTCGAAGGCCCCCGCGTACCCGACCCAGGTGATGCTCGCCTCTTTGGGGGCCGGGAAGAATTCGTTCAGTCGCAGGTCTCGGTAGGCGAAGGGCACGAGGCCATCGCCCGTTCGGATGAATAGCGGCTCCGCGTACTGATCAACCCCGTCTTTCTTCGTGGGGGGGCGCGGCCGGAAGACGAGGCCGAGCGCCGTATAGTGGTCCTGGTTGGCCGCGGTCTCGCCGGCCTCGTCGCCGTCGCCACCGGAGGCGTCACCGGCCGAGCCAACGATGTTGAGCAGCACGGCCTTGGTGCGCGTGGAAACGCTCGACGCGATGATCTTCCCGAAGCCGATCAGGTAGTCCAGCATTCAGATTCTCCAGAGCCCTTTGCGAACGAGCGACAGGTCTGCGGTGGCGCCGTTCTCCGCATCGAGCCGCAGCCGTGTTCGGTGAACGAGGTACGACCCGACAGACCCGCCGGCGGTGTCGATGTCGACGTCCGCGCACGTGTCGATCCCGTAGGGGATCCGGCTCTCGCGGTCCCGATAGGTCCACCCGTCGATGCCGATCTCCCATGAGTCGAGCCGCTTGGAGCGGGCCGCTACCTCGCGCTGCGCTCGACCTTCGGCCTGGTCGCCCGTGCGCAGTCCCTCGTCGACGATGATGACCGGCCGATAGAGCCGCGCTTGCGCGACCTCCGGGATCTCCAGCCTGCGCGCGATCTTCGTCTTCGCGAAGTCCGTCTTGCCGCCGATGCCGAAGACACTGAGCAGCGACGGCGCGTCGGAAAGGTCGCGGACGCGCTGGGCCTTCAGGACGTTGTTGAATCGCCCGTTGGCCCCCGTCTTCAGCCGGAAGAAGTAGATGGGCGACTGCGTGTCATCCGGTGCGCCGACGACGATCTTCCCGTCGGGCGAGTCCCAATGCGTCATGTGAAACCGAAGCAGGTGCCGCTCGACGAATTCGAAGACCGTCTCTGGCGGGCTGACCTTCGCCTGCTCGAGCTTGATGGCCTCGAGGTCCGGCGTCTGGGCACGTGTCCACTTCGAAGACCGCCCCGTCATGAGGTCGCGGCTCACGTCCGTTTTGAAAACGAAGTCGCGCTCGAAGTAGCCGAGCGGGGCATAGGCCCGGAGGACCAGCTGCTTGAGCGTCGCCCCCTGGATGGCGATCTTCGGATTGGCGCTCGCATAGGCGGCATCGGCGAGTTTGGTCCGGATGACGAACCGCACCGTGGCCCCGCCCTGCGCGTCGGTCGGCACGTCGTGCGCCTCGACGCGCCCCGTCAGGCGAAGCCGGTCGTTGACCAGCACCCGGAACAAACTTCCGAACGCGATGATCTTCTCGAAGGATCGGAAGGTCCCATCGTCCCCGCATTCGAAGGCGGCCTCGGCCGGCGCCGTGAGGTCGTTGGTCAGCTCGAGCGACGTGAAGCGGTCGAAGACGGCTGCGCTTGGAAAGTCGGTGCCGCTCGACGTCACGGCCTCGACGCTGATGCGGTCAATCGCCCTATTGGGCATTGGGCCCCAAGGCCTCGAATACCCGCACCGGCACCCCGACTTCGATCGCCAGGAAGTCCTCGATCCGATTGTTGAGCGCCATCAGCTGTGAGGGGTCCTGCCCGAGCTCGACCGCGATATCGAAGATCGACACCGTGTGGGTCGTGATGATGTTCACGATCCGCGGCAGCGACGACGTCTTCTCGTCGACGGCCGTGGCGGCGCGGTCTCTCAGGATCACCGCCTGCCGGTACGCCGCGTGAGACTCGGGATCGTTCAGCCGGTCGCGGCCGAACTGCTCGGTCACGGTGAACTGCTTGACGACGTTGTCGACGATGCGGATGAACCGCGCGGCCTTCTGGTCGACGTCCTGCACGAGCTCCCCGGGGGCAGCGATGGCGTCCTGCAGCTGGTCGGCGGCGGTTTCGAGCTGTTCAAGGAAGGCCGAGAAACTGCCCTTCGACTCGAGCGAAAAGTTCGTCTCATCGACGCCGCGGCGAATCGTCGCTCGCACGCTCGGCGCCTCGAAGGAATTGGCGTCGACCTTGTCTTCGTTGTCCTCGACGAACGTGAACTGCACACGAGCGGTGTCGCGCTCTTCGAAGGACTCCGTGCGCCGGTAGGTCTCGAGCTTGCACCGGATCGGCCCTCGGGTTGGCAACACCAGCTTCCCCGTCTGGTCGAGGTCGACGGTCGCGAGCATCTGATGGAGCCGCGCCGGGTAGAGAACGTTTCCCTGCTTGAGGTCTGGCTCCTCGATGTTGTTGTTCCAGATGGTGTCGACGTCCCAGACGATCTCTTTCGGGCCGGTCGAATCGAGCTTCGCCCCTTTGCGGTAGGGGCGCTGGCGCCGAACCACCCGTAGCCCGCCCGATTCGCCGATCGTCAGAACCGGGAATCGGATCTCGTCGCCCTGGACGGTCCAGCTGGCGACGGCACATCGCGCATAGATCTCCGGCTCCTCTTCGATCGGCGGCTGACCCTTGGCGTTTTTGCTGTCGAACGGCATTGCGGCCCTATCCTCTCGGCATGTAGCCGGGGCGCGCAGGTGACACCGGCATGGGGCCGCGCGGCGGCGGGCCCGACGTGACGGCGTTGCCGGCGGCCGACGGCGCGAGGCCGTTGGCAGCGCGCGCGAACTTGTCCGCCGCGTCCGCCATCTTGTCGATCGATGCCGCCGCCTTGTCGGACGCCGGCGTGATCTTGCTCTGCAGCGCGGCCTCGCTGGCCCGCAGCTGCTCCTCGCCCTTCGTGATGTCGCCCTCGCTGGCGGTGCCGAGGCGCCGGAGCCCTAGCGTCGCGACGTCCTTCCAACTGAACTCGCGATCTTGCTTGGCCGTGTCGAGCGACCCGCGAAGCGCGGCGATCGACTGCTCCGCCCCTTCCTTCGAAAACTTCCCCGTGGTGTTGAGACCAGCGGTGAGCGTTGCGGTCTCGAGCGAAACGGCCTTGCCGCGGCTCTCGTTCACGACCGGATCCACGAGCTTGTCGGCAATGACGGTGCCGAGCTCAAACCCGGCGAACGCAGCCGACGCTACGGCGGCGGCGGAGGCCAGCGCCCCCAACGACTTCGCCGCCAACCCGGGGGCGTCACCCGTGGCGGCGAAGCTAGGGGAGATGGCCTTCGTTCCCTGGCCGAGACCGGCCAGCAGGGCCTTGCCCATCGATGGCGCCGCCGCCTGCAGCGCGCCGCTGAGGAAGGGGGCGCCGAGCTTCATGCCGAGCACGATGCCGGCCGCCGTCTTCGGGTTGTCGAGCACGAACGTCACCAGCTTCGACATCTTGTCGGCGAGTTCGGGCAACTGGTCCGCGAGTTTGCCGATCGCCTCCACCATCTTCGGCTTGGTGAACGACTGCTCGAGGCGCTCGAGCGCGACCGCGAGCTTGGCCTGCGGATCCTCCATCCGCTTCGCCGCCTCCTTGGATAGGTCCGCCGCGGTGAGCTGCGACTTCCCCGCTTCCTTCAGCGTCGTCTGGTAGGCGGCGAGCGCTGCGGCGGTCTTCTGTTTGACGGTTCCGGTCGTCGCCTCGAAGGTCTCGCGGTACACCTTGCCGAGCTCGACGACGAGCTTCAGCTGTTCGCCCGTGAAGGCCTTGGCGAGCGACTCGCGCTTGCCGCCGGTCTTCTTGAAGATCTCCCCCATGACGGTGTTGAAGTCGCGCGCCTCCCCCTTGGCGTCCTTCACCGCCACGCCGAACGACTCTTGGATCTTTTTCACCTGCTCGGGCGTGCCGAAGCTATCGAGTAGCCCTGTCACCGCCGTCAGGCTTTTCTTGAAAGACCCCATGGCGTTGTCGGCCTGGTTCGCCATCCCGACGATCGTCTGAAACCCCTCCTGCCCGGAGAGCCCGGCGGCCTTCGCCGAAGCGCCGAGGACGCCGAGCTTCTCGCCCATCTGCGCGACGGTGATCCCGCCCTTGTTGCCGAGGGAGATCGCCGCCGCCATCGCCTCCGGCATCGCATCCGCGGTGACGTCGAACTTTTCCGCGAGGGTGCCGACGATGGAGCTCAGGGTCTCGATGCTCTCGCCCGTCGCGCGCGCGCCGAGCGCCACGTTCTCCATCCCGGCTTCCGCGGCCGCCACATCGCCGAGGTCCTCGAAGAGCGCCCGGTACGCGGCCCCGAGTTCATTGGTGCGCTGCCCCCATTGCAGGGCCGTGACCTGCGCGTCCTTCTGAAGGGTCTGCCACCCCACCATCTCGCCGGTACCGGACTTGATGGCGAACGAGAGATCCTTGAACTGCTTCTGCGATTCGGTCGCGCCCTTGAGAGCGTTGCCGAAAGAGAACGCGCCGCCGAGCGTGAGCCCGAACTTCGCCAGGTCCTTCACCTGCGAGGCGGTGTCGCGGAGCTCCTTGCCGACGGCCTTCAGGCCAGCGATCGTCGGCTCCTTGAGGGCGCGACCCCACTGCTTGCCGTAGTCGACCGTCTGGCGCGACGCATCCTTCAGCGCGGAGAGGTACCCGGCTGGCTTGAGCTTGATCGAAACCGACGCTTCGCGATCGTTACCGGCCACCTGGGTCTCCCTTCCCGGTGACGATCGCCCTAAAACGCTCGGGCGTCAGGACCTGGGCGTCGATGAGTCGATAGATTCCAAGAAGGACTTGCACATCGGTGAGAGCAAAGCTTGCCTGGCCATGAAGACGATACAGCTCTGCTGAAAGCGCGACACGAGCCCGGCTAAAGGGAGGGGGTTACCCGCCTTCGCCACCGCTCCAATGGCGGCCCACATCGTGGCCTCGTCCGTGATGTCGAGCCGCGGGTCCTGACGCTCCTCGTAGACCTGGTAGCGCTCCCATAGCTCATCAAGCGCCGAGAGATCGTAGCTCGACTCGAGCATCTCGGCGGTGGCGTGCTGGTCGTGCGGCGGCTTTGGGTCGCGGATGGCGCGGGCCAACTGGTGCAGGCGGTCGAGCACGCCGCACTGGTCGGCGTCGCGGTCGAGATCGAGCCCCTCTGCGACGGCGCGCTTGCGCGCCTCTACCCGTGCGCGACGACGCTCCGGCTCGCGCAGCACCCTGACCGTGACGGCAATCTCCCGGACCTCCCCACGGCGATCGCGCACCCGGATGGTATCTGGAAAGAGGACGCGCTCCTGGTGCTCGAGCGCTTCGAGCTCTTCCCACGTTTTACCGCGGAGCGCCGCCAGGGGGTCGACGACCTTCGCCACCGTCAGGTCTCGGTCTTGCCCATGAACTCGATGGTGCCCTTGATGGCGTCGTCCACCGGGAGCTCCATCCCGCGCCCGTGCACCACGCCGATGATCGCGAAAGTCTCGCCCGGCACTTTGACACGGACCTTCTTGACCTTCCCGGTCCGGAGCATCGAGTAGTAATCGCGCTCCGCGCCGCCCTCAGGAGTGACGAACTCCCACGAGGCGTTCGTCTCCAGGTTGCCGAGAACGACGCCGGCGCCCTGCACGCGCAGCGTGTGCTGGATCTTCGTCCCGGCGCGCTTCTGGTCGACCTTGACGTTGACGACCTGCACGAGGTCGCCGTTGTCCAGCGCGATCGCGCCCCTTGGGAATACCGGCAAGTCTGCGGACATGGAGATCTCCTACGCCTACGCGGCCTTATTGACGACGACGCCGAGCTTCGCGAGCGGCTTGAAGATACCGAGCGGGATCACGATGTCGACCTGGGTCTCGTCGCTGGCATTGACCTTGACGATAAGCGTCCCTGCGGCGATTGCGGCATCGAGCAGGTCGCGCCGGACGACGCCGAGGCTGGACCAGAAGCGCAGCCGCTGAATCAGCACCGCCTTGATGTCGCGCTCCTCGACGACCCCCGCCGGCAGCGGCTCGTCGGTCGGCTCGAGATCGCGCGAGACCTTGACCTGGAAGAACTCCACGGGGAGGAACGTCTTGATGTCGTTCGCGACCGCGTAGGTCCCATCCGGACCGCTGGTGTCGAGGCATCGGCGATCCGGGTTGCCGCTTGAGTCCTGGCTGTGGGTCGTGACGGGCCGCACCAGAACGCACTCGTTCTGTGCATTGTAGCTGACGATCGAGAGTCCGGAGCCGAGCGCATCGCCAAGCTCGGATTCCGTCGGCGTGTCGGCCGTGAGGTCGCGCGCTCCGACAACGCCCGTGATGAGCGTACCGATGCGGTTGGCCGCGGGGTCGAGCGAGACGGCGCGCATCCGCGCCCCCATCTCGGCTCCCATGAATTCCGCTGGCAGGCTCTGGCCGGCCATGCAGAAGACGCGTTCCATGGCCGGCTCGTTGCCCGCGATGGCGCCCACCTTCGCGGTGGAGAGCGCGCCGGTCACGCCGACGATGCCCTGCTCGAGCTTGGCGTTCAGCCCCGTGTTGAGCCCGTTGATGTGGGTCTTCAGCCGCCCGGGGTTGCTGGTCGCCGAGGCGCTTTGCGCGTCGGCGTTAGACACCGCGATCCCGATGTAGTCCCACTGTTGACCCGAGATGGTCGTTAGCGCGGTGGTGAAGTCGGGCTCGGTGGTGCCGCCGGCGAGGTTCGCCGTTGCGGTCTGGCCGGCGTTGACGGTTCCGCCGGCGCCGTCGATCAACTCGACGACGCAGATGACGTCATTGCCCCACGGGCCGGGGACCGGGAACGTCAGCGTAAGGACGCCGACACCGCCGGAGCTCGCCGTGACGGGCATATCGTCGCGCCCGTTGACGTAGGTGAGGGCTCGCGCCTTGAGGATGTCGGCGGTCTCGCTGGCCGCCCATGGGAATTCGGTCGCGCGTCCCGCCGCCGTGACGCGCACGGTCCGCGCGGAGGACGGCGTCGACGCGAACGTGAACGACACCGTCGCCGAAGCGCCCGCTGAGGCGGTCGGCGCGCAGCCGTAGAGGATTCCGCTCGGGTTATCGCGGAAGAACTGCACCGCCGCGAGGTACCCGGGCGTCTTCGTTCCCCAGAAGGTTTTGGCGTCATCGGCGGAACCGACGAGCTTGATCTCGGTGTCGACCGTGAAGGTGCCGGCGCTGCTCCGCGGCGCCATCTGCATGCCGCGGATCGGCTGGGTGCCGGGGTTGGACGAGCCGGCCAGAAGGTTCACGACGAGGTACAGCCCCGGGACGAGGTTGGTCGGCGAAACCGCGAGCTGAATTGACATCGCGCGCTACTCCTTCTTTTCGGTTGCAAACGAGCCGGCCGGGGCCTTCTGCTGTTTGGCGGCTTCGGCCTTCACCTTAGCCAAGTCGGTCTCGGTCTGCTGCGCTCGCTTCTCGTTCACGGCCTTGAAGTCGGCCGCCTCGCGCTTCTTGAGAGCCCCGTCCCGTAGCGCCCGGGCATACTCGCGCCGGTAGGGGGCCAATTCGTCGGGACTGATCTTGGCGATCTCGTCCTCGTCCCAGGTGACCTTCGAGGGGTCCTTCGGATCGCGCGTCGCGCCGATGAGAAGACCTGTCCCGAAACGAGTCACAAGGTGGCCCTTCACCGCCGAGACATAGAGATTGGGGTCCGGCTCGCTCATGATGGCGACGCTCGCACCAAGCCCAAAGCCCAGCAGGTTAGGTCATCGGGAATCGGTTGTTGTCGACCCAAGGGAACGGGCCCTGCGGGGGGCCATCTGTCGACTTCTCATCGAGCCGCGTGAAGAGCCAGGGACCGAACGTCCGCGGGTCTTTCTTGCTGACGGTGGTAGTCGTCGTGAACCTGATCCGGTAGACGTAGAACGCCGCGCCGACGAAGTAGCGCGACCGATCGTCGATGGCGAGGCCGCTGACCGCCGAGAACGTTTCGCCGTCGACGGTGCTCCGGTCGACCATCTCCTCGGTGACGGCGTCGACGAGCGCGAGTCCTTCCTCACGCCGCGCTGAGTCGCTGTCGGACCGCGACGTGATGATGAAAAGGTGCCACTCCTGCTCGTATGCACTCACCCCGCGGCCGAGCTTGCCCCCGGCGGGCACTGGCCGTGACCTCTCCCACACCAGCACCGCCGAGGGGAACTGGTTCACCATCGACTTGAAAAGGTCCGCCGGTGCCCCGTCGACGTTGGGCCGCAGCTGCTCGAAGAACCGCGCCTGCCGGAGCGCGGTCAGCCCGACCGCGTCGAGGCCACCGGTCATGGGGCCGGCGAGCACGCTCTTCGGCTCGATGTCAGCTGTGGCGGGCCACCACCGCAGCTCGGTCCCGGCGGGCAGGTTGTGCTCGTTGCCGCCGAGGACGCTGATCATCGTGACGGGATCGCCGGCCGTCGTGACGGTCCACCCCTCGTCGTCCGCCGGGTTCTCCGCGGTCTTCAACAGGAGGTCGAACCGCATCGCGCCACTGAGGATCGGTACCGCGTAGGTATTCGCGGGGAGGATGGCCGATGGCCCCGGCTCTGCCAGGACCGTGGCGGTCCCGCTGGCTCGCGCGCCCGTGAGTGGTTGCAGGACGGCGAGCAGCGCGCGGGCTTCCGAGAGGATGGTCACTCGGCCACCAGGTGGGACAGCATCAGGTCGACCACGTCATCGGCGATCGTGTCGGGGATCTCGAAGGGGTTGCGTTTGGGGATAACCGGCCCGCCGTGAAGGTGGTACCGGATGTAGGGCACGTTGGTCCCTGCCATCGCCCAATCGGGTCCGTGCTCCCCGTGGATCGACGTGATGAGGTTGCCGCGGTCCTGAAGCAACTTGTGACCGGACTTCCCACGGCGCTTCGCCAGCGTCGACGCCGCGTGCCTCGGCCATCCAGGCCCCTCGGCTTCGAAGACGTCGTGCACGGCCGTCACGAGCATCTCGGCAATGACCGGTGTCAGTCCCCCGAGGTTCTTCCCTCGCCGCTCGAAGGACTGCGTCAGCAGCGCGAGCTCGGCCGTCGCGACAACGACGTCATCCGGCATCGCCGATGAGCTCCGCCTCGAAGTGTTCGCGATCGACGATCGCGCGATCGCTGGTGTCGCGGCAGAGACGTGCCTCGTCCAGCACGCGGAAGCGCTGCACGAGCAGGGCGCCGATGACTTTGCCCATGTCGTCGCGACGCACCACCCATACCTCGAAGGGGAGGTCGGGGTAGTCGGCCTTCTTCGGCCAGATGGCGCCGCCGCCAGCGCTCCATTGAGGACCCATCAGAACCCCCCCGCGCCTTTAGGATTCGAGCCGCTCGGCGCGATGATGAACGTTGGGTCGGGCGCCGTCAGGCGGCCCGTCAAGTTGGACTTCGCGCCCGCGTCGATCAGCCGGAGCTGCCCCTTCACCAGCATGCCCAGCATCTCCTTCGCGTCCCGCCGGAGCTTCTCGTACGGGCCCTCGCCGTCGGCGTTCAGCCACTCCGACTTGCTCTCGCCACGGAAGCCGAGCGCGATCGATGTGGCGGCGCTTCGCAGCGCCGGGTTGGCCTGCACCAACGGGAGATCGAGCTGCGCGCGCGACATCCCCTTGGACTCGAGGAACATCCGGACCCACTGATCCGCTTGGTCGGCGAACCGCTCGACGAGCTCGTCATCGGCAACGCCGTCGCCGTCTTCATCGAACAGCTGCGCGATCCGCTGCGCGCCAACGGCGGCCTCGAGATCTTCCAAGCTCGTGAAGTCAGCCACGGCGCCGCCGCGTCAGCGGTACTCGTGCTCGATCGCGCCGTTCTCTTGGAACCTCGCGAGCTCGGCCTCGCTGCAGTAGTCCGGCATCACTTGCCCCTGGAGGATCGTCACCCGGCCGCCGATCGGCGCCTTGGTCTTCGGGTCGATCTTCGACTTGGGGTTCCAGAGCTCGATGTTCATCGCTGCCACGAACTTCCCCGTGGCGCGCTTCGGCCGTTTCGTCACCTTGCCGGGCTCGTCGGCGGACTCGTCGTCGGCGTCGCGTCGGGGCGCAGAGTCGCGCGCGGCCTTTTCGACCGCATCGACGAGCTCGGCCTTGCGTTCTGCGGCGGTGGCGGCTTTGTCGGCCTTTTCCTTCGGGGTCTCGGGTCCGTTCATGTGGTCGTCCTCCTGTGGGTGCGGCCGATGGTCCCCCGTCGGCGTTGCCGCGTCAGGTCCCGTTCAGGTCCAGTTACTGGCTGACGTCGTAGACGACGCCGCCGATGGAATCGGACGCCATCACGATCGCTTCTTGATGACCCGCGATCAGCATCGTCCCGCCCGCGTACCCGCGGACGTCGAGGAACACCTGGCGGATCTGCCAGCCGGTACCGCTCGGACCCTTCACGCGGAACGTGTTGACCGTCGCCATGTCCTCGCCTGTTCGCGGGACCCCTGGGATCCCGTGGGTCCCGACGATGGTGTCGTTCAGGATCGAGTCGAGGTTCAGCGTTGTCTCGTTCAGAACCTTCGCCGCAACCACGTGGATGTTGCCTACGCCCGGGATCGCGAAGTCCTCCGCGGCCGCAACGATTTGCGGCGAGGGAGCGTTGTGGCCGAGCATCTGCAGCATGTGGGCTCTGACGGCCGGGTGCCGGATGTACGCGTCCGCGATCTCCTGGTTCATCCACCAATCGGTGATGCGGGCGGCGCTCCCCTGGCGACGGCGCGATAGATCGCCGAGCGGGTCGGAGTTGGCCCCGACGGGGTCGGTCCACTCGAAGCCGGCGCCGAGCGTCACCTTGTTGGCGGCGGCCCAGTTGCCGGCGAGGGTCAGCACGGCCCAGAGCCGAATCTCACGGTCGAGGTCCATTGCCTCCCGGATTCGCTTCGCGCCCGCCAGCATCGGGTCGAATACAGATTGGGAGGCCGTGATCGCCGGGATGAAGCATCCGAGCGCGCGGTGCTCGGCCGTGTAGCTCTTGAGTTCCGTCTCCGGATCGACTTCGTTGATCGCGCCCTGGAGGGACGTGTTGACGTTGACACGCTTGAACGTGTTGACCTTCGTGAAGTTTCGGTAGCTGCCGGTCTCTTTGTCGACGAGGATCGGCGGGCTGACCTGGTCGGCGCGGAAGTCCGACTGCTGCGAGTATCCCCCGAGGTAGGTCTCGATCTCGCCCGTGATGTAGGTGTCCTGCGGGGACAACGCCATCGTAACGGTCTGGCCCGCTCGGCCCACGCCCGGCGCGTCGTCGATGAGCTTGAACGTGATGCTCTTTTCCTGCGGTGCCGTGAAGTTCATTTGACGTGGGTCCTTTGGTTCCGACGATTCGTCGCTGGGTGATGAAAGTTCGGGCTTAGCCCTGGAAGGTCTCGCCCTCGCCGGCGAGCTCGACCTCGACGTCCTGATCGATGGCGCTCGCGGCCGACTTCGCGATGCCGAGAAAGCCGTGGTTGACGCCGGCGCCAGGCGAAGACGTGATCGCTTTGCCGGCTGCGTCGGTCGTGAGCCGGACGCCGGCCACAATCGCGGCGCCGGACGTCACGATTCCTTTCTTCTCTGACTGCACGTCGCCGTAGAGGCCCGGCGGGACCGCCGCCATCGTGACGCCGAGGATCACGTCACCAACGGCGGTCGCGAGGTCCATCTCCTCGGTGACGGCGGTCGCCTTGACGATACGCTTGGCCGGGATCGCAGCGACGTTCACGTTCTTGTACGCCCGTACCCCATCGGCGGGGACCATTCGGCGAGCTGTCGGCATGATGTTTTACCTGTCGGTTGGGTAGAGGTTGCTGGGTGCAGTCGATTGGCGCGTTCAGGCGAGCACGATGCGGTGCGCGTTCGCTTGCCGGAACGTCCCGGCTCGCGCGATCTGGTCTTTCCAGGGGAGCTTGCCGAAGTCCGGGTCCTGCTTTTTGAGGTGCGCGATCACGCGCTCCGTCGGATTGCCGGTGAAGTTCCGGAGGTCGACGGGGGTGGCGTCTTCGCCACCTTCGTTCGGCGAGGTGATCGTCAGCGGGGCGCCGACGGTCGGTGTCCTCACCTGGGTGCCGCCCGTGCCCGCCGCGAAGGTCGAAAGCAGGTGCGCGCGCTGCGCGTCCGGGATCGGGTATTCCTTGCGGAACTCATCCGGGTTCTCCTTGAAGGCCTTCAGCAGCAGCTTCTTGGTGTTCTCCGGCATCTTGTGGACACTCATCGCGGCCGCGACCTCCACCTCGGCCGCCTGATCCTCGAAGCCGGCGAGCTTCTTCAGCGCGTCCTCGAGCTTGCCGGAGAGGCCCTTGAGCTCCTCTTTGGCTTTGAGCAGCCCGGGCAGGTTCTTCACCAGCTCGGCCAGCTCGGTGAACCCCGTCGCCTTGAGGACGTCGGCGATCTCGCGCTTCAGCTTCACGGCCGTGTCGGCTTCCGTGACGATCGCGTCCTCTGCGCCCTCGGAGGCGAGGTTGATGCTGAAGAGCTTCGCGAGTCGTTGAGCGAGGGTCATGGTGGAAACTCCGGGCTGGTTGGTGGCCGCCCCCCTGGAGGCGCGGACCATTCTGTCGACAACATCAGCGAACTCTGGATTGGCACGCATGTTGGCCAGCAGCTCCGCTGCAAAGTCGCTGGCGGCGAGCGGGGTCAGGTCCCGAATGAAAGGCTTGTTCGTGAAGGCGACGCTCGTCATCAGGGCGCCGATCGACTCCCCGGTGACCGGGTGCGTCGCCTGCGGGGCGTACGCGATGGAGACGTAGGTCATCTCCCCCTTCTCGATCATTCCCTTCACGTCGTCGCCGAGCTGCGCCCACACCCAGAGCTGCGCCCGCCCGTCGTCCCCGTTTCGGAGCTGGACGTCCATCCCCCATGCCGGCGCCTTCTCGTTTTTCGCCGGGTCACCGATCCGCGGGTCCATCTCGGACACGTGCGCGAAGTCGAAGGGAACGACCTTGCCCTCACCGAGGGAGTTGCCCCCGAGCTTGAAGCGGGGGTCCGCTTTGAAGTTCTTGACGATCTGCTCGAGCGTCGCGCGCGTGATGGCCACGCCCCCACCTGGGTAGCCGTCGTAGTTGCCCTCGTTGGCCACGTGAATCCAGCGCGGGTTCGGCTGCGGTTCACCGACCTTGGGTGGCGAGACGGCGAGGAGAACTCCGACGCCGTAGGTCGCCGTCGGCTTGGTCGGCGCACAGAGCACCAGCGGGATCACGTGCTCGCGGAGCAGCTTGGCCTTACGCATCGACGCCAAGGTTCGGGCAGGCGTTTCAGGCCCGCATGTTGGGTGCGCGGTTCAGAGCGCCGGGCCGCGGGACTCCCACCCGGGATCCTGGGCCGCCTCGAGCACGCTGCCGTCGACGAGCTCGAGCCCCAGCCGCTTTGCTTCCACCTCGCTGCGGCTGACGAACCTACATCGGCAATTGTGGCCGAGCGGCGTCCAGAGATGGCGGAACACCGGGTCGGTCGCGAGCGCCGCTTTCCCGTTCGCCTTCTTGTGGCGCGGCCGCATCCTGTCGTCCCCCACGCCCTTGAGCTGGAAGATCGGTCGGGCCTTCAGGACCTCGGGCTGAAACATCTGCTTGCGCCGCCCGGCCCCGTGCGCACCCACGACGTTGTTGCGGAAGATGAGCTCGACGTGGCTCTTGTTCGCCGGCACCCACCCGGCGGACTCGAGGCGCTCCTTGGCGAAGCGCTTGAAGTCTTCGAGGCTCGCCCCCTGCTCGAGCTGCCTCGCGAGCTCGGCGTGCACGGCGCCGAGCAGGTCCTCGTTCGCGAGCCGCGCGACCGTGAAGGCGCGCCGCTTCGCCGATGCGTCGAGCGCCCGGAACGCGTCGGGCCGAAGGACGTGCTTCGACTTGAACCAAGAGATGGCTTCGCCAAAGGGCTTGTCGGCGAAACCCGGCAGAGGGGGGATGGCGACGAACCGCGGCTGGGCAACGGTGCCGCCGGTCTCGTATTCCCAATTGGCGTCGAGCGCGCCGAGCGCCGCGCAGTGCAGCATCCGCTCGTAGGCGTTGCGAGCGAATGCCTTCAGGTCATTGCGCTTAGCGGCGGCGCGCGTCTGACTGCGAATAGCGCCCGCGCTGTCGGCATTGCCAATAGCGTCAACGATGCGTTCCGCCCACCGGGCCGTCTCCGTGATGCCGCGGTCGATGCCCTTCTCGATGAGCGCCTCGGGCGATCCGTAGAGGGTGCTCGGCTGGCGCGCGCAGCGGATGCGCGCCTCGAGCTCCTCGACCTCGCCCCGAAAGAGCTCACTGGCGAACCCCTCGAGCACGACGCGGTATCGCCTATCGCGGGGCCGTCGGATCTTCATCGTCGGCCGGCGGTGGCGGAGGAGGCTTCTTTCCCGGGGGCGGCTTCTTGCCGAACGGCGGCGGGGCCTTCGGTGGTGGTGCTCCACCGGGCGGCGGTGCGCCCGCCGGTGGGTGACCGAACGGTGGGGGCGGTTTGGGCAGCGCGTCCTCGCCGAACTCCGTCTTGACGTCGTCCTTCCCCTCGGCGGCGCCGGTCTGCTCGCCGGCCGTTTCCCGCTTCTTCTTGAACTCTGGGACGGTCAGCTCGCCGTCGGGATCGGGCTTGCCGTCGGGTAGGAGTAGCGGCTCGAGGCCGGCGTTGCGGCGGACCTCGTTGACCTTGGTGACGACGGCGAGATCGCTCGGCGTGATGGCGAGGCCTGTGGCATCGGCTTCCTCGTCGCCCTCGACCGGCGCGAGGTCCGGCGCCGACGCGAGCTCGCCGGGCTCGGGGCTCTCGCCTTTCGGGTAGACGACCGTCGGCACGGGGGCCCCGGGGGTGCCATCCGGGCCAGCAGGCCCGCGCACGTTGTAAATGAACGCTTCATCCTCGCCGGGTCGGCGGTAACCGGTGCGCTCGTAGGCCTCCTCGAGCGAGATCTTGAGACCGATCGAGAGCGCGTCCTTCAGGCCTGCCCTTTCCTTCGCTGGATCGGGCGGCCCCTCGAGTGCCTCCACCGTGATGGTCGGAGCGAACGGCGCCGCCTCGATGCCCTTATTGACAACGACGATCGGGAGCGCGACCTGGTGGGTCAGCCAATTGCCGATCCGCTTCCAATCCGACGAGATGATGAGCGAGAGCTCGTCACTCGCCTGTGCGGATTGACCTGAGCCGATGCCCTCCGGCTGCGTCGACGTTGTGCTGGTGTGGCCGACGCAGAGCTTCGAGATCTGATCCTCGGCATGCTTGATGACATCCCCGTGGACGTCGCCCGCGCCCTTTGGCGGCATCACGACATCCGCGTCCATCCCGTAGGGCAGGACGGCTGTCGTCGAGCCCCCGAGCTTGTCCAGGATGTCTTTGGTGGCGTCGATGGCGACGTCGTCATAGCCAGCGTCGCTGCCCGCCATCCCCTTGCCGATCCGCCACCCCTTGCCGAAGATCTCCATCAGGATGACGCGCTCGCGCGTCCCGTACCGGGCGAAGAAGCTCCAATAGAGACAGCGGCGCGCCAGCCCTTCGCGCTCCGGGAGATCGCCGAACAGCCGCGGCTTCGCGACGATGAACTTGAACGGCGTCTCCTCGATGGGGAAACCGACGTTGGTAAACCCGGGCGACTCGAATCGCTCGTCGATGATCCGTAGGTTCCGGTGCGCGTCGAACGAGAGCCGCATCGGGAAGATCCAGTTGAGCCCGACAACGTTCCAAGGCGTCGACCCGGCGCGGAGCGCCCACTCGAGCTCGAGCGCGGAGCGCCCGTCGAACGCCGCCCACGCGATATCAATCAGCGCGGATTGCATGTCGGGGATCTGCTGGAACTGCGCCCTGACGATGTCGGCGTATTCCTGCGCACGGTCCTCGTCGACGTCCTCACCGGACGCGGGCGTCACACAGAGGCGGCCGGCCGCGACGCGGTTCATCCGCTTCTGAACCTCGGCCGACATGTGGCCGTTGACCTCCATGACCTCGCGCGACAGCTCCGTAATGCCCCGCATCTGACCGGCGTTCGCCCCCCGGATGACGGACTCGATGCGGTCGAGCGAGAGCGAGCGCCCGTAGTAGGAGCGGGTTGCGCGCGGCGAAACCTCACCCGCGATGTTCTGCTTCAGGATCTCGACCGGGACCTGGCCGGCCAGCAGCATCGTGGCGAGCTTCCGAGCGGTCTGCTCGCTCAAGCTCTGACGGGTGACGGTCGCGAGCGCGCGCGCACCGTTCTGCCGCTCCTGGGCCCTGGTTCGCGGTCTCGGCACCCGGGCGATGGTGGTGGCCAACACCTACAAGCGCATGTTGCGCGCCGGCTCGAAGCGGCTTGGGGACGGTGGCGTCTCTACGACGTAGTTGAGCCGAAGGTATGCGGCGATGTCGGCTTCCGCGTAGCCCGCTTTCTGCCCGACCATGATGGCTTCGCGCGCGTCCTCCAAGTTGGCGCATGCGCCCGCCCTCGCGATTCGGGACCGTGTTGCTCCCACGAGCCAAGTGCCAATGAACTGCTCGTCGCGACTTGTGGCGTAGGGGCTGCTCGCCGGCACCTGGCCGCCGCTTGGGGCGCTCGCGAGGAACGCCACGGCCGCCTCCCATTCCATCGTCGCTGTCACCCCCGGATGACCCCCGCCGTCGCAACGATCTTCACGCGGGTGCTACCGCAGACCGGGCACTCCTTGGCGACCGTCGCGATGACCTCGCGACCGCCCTTCACGGGGACGTCGCTCACCCGCTGGCCGCCGAACTCGAGCGCAGCGCCGTCGTCGCGCGGGGTGCCGCAGCCGTTGCACGTCACCTTCGCGTCGAAGCGGATGCTCATCGGACGCCTTTCGGATCGAGCCCGCAAGCTTCGAGCACGTGGGCTGCGAGCGGCGTGGGCGCGGTCGCGGCGTAGCTCAGTCGGCCAGCTGCAGCGAAAAGTCGCTCTTGCATGAACCGCTCGTAGGCCGCCTGCCGGAAACGGCGCACGGCAAGGTTCAGATCGTCGACAGGGCTGCGATCGGGCGTGTCCCAGTCGCGGTTGGGGTTCAGTCGGATCTGCTTGGGCATCGTCAAAATCCTCCCGTACTACCTGCCATCTCGCGCTTCTTCCCGCTCTTGCCGCCACTGCCAGCCTGGCGTGTCAGCATAAGCTCCGTCACGGCCCAGACAAGGGCGTCGAGCCGATTCGGCGATTCGGTCACCTCTCGGAAGTCCGTCGTGCAGAGCTCGTCCTCGAGCTGGGGGAAACACCCAACGTGATGCCCCTTGCCCTGTTCGTAGAGCGCAGCTACGGGTTCAGCGCGGGCGACCTTTCCCCGGCTCGCTCGCACCGCCCGGAACGAGACCCCAGGGTCGACGGTCCGGATTGTCAGCGCGACCATGTCGCCCCCGTTGTTGACCTCGGCGACGATCCGGTCGGCGTCGAGGTTCGTGTAGAGGACGACCGAACGGCGTGCCCAGCGATCGGGGGAGAGGACGTCCGACACGTCCTCGAGCACGTAGAAGTGCCCGTCATACCCAAGCCCAACGGCGATGATCCCAGCCTCGTCCGACACCCCCACCTTCGCCGTCACCGAGGGGTCGATCGCCACGACGATGCGTCGCAGCGGCGGTAGGTCCTTCGGGTCGATGCGCAGCAGGTCGAGCCGCGCGCGGTTCCAAAGCGCCCCCGGGGTGTCCTCGAGGATCTCCGCGTCGAGCTCCTGCCGGCCGAGACGCGTTCCCTGATAGCGGGCGATGATCTCGTCGACGAACGCCTGGCTGAGGTTCGGTCGGTTCTCCGACGTTTTCCCGCGGACGAGGCGGACGTCAGACGCATCGAGGGATGCGCGCTTCGCCAATTCCTTGATCAAGGGCGTCGGCTTCGGCGTCGTCGTGATGCACCCACGAGGTGGAGCTCCGGCGGCGGCCAGGCGGAACCCGAAGATCAGCTGTACCCACGCGTCCGGGTAGCGCCATGAGCCGAGCTCGTCGCACCAGAAGGTGTCGCATTGCTTGCCGCGGAAGCGTTCCGGCTCGTCGGCCGACAGGCAAAGCGCGCGCGCTCCTGACCGCCACGTGAGCCGCGCCTTACTGGGTTCGTAGTCCGGTCGGTCCCAGGCCGGCGAGATCGCGAGGATGCCCGACTCCCCCTCCACCATAGTGTCGCGGATATCGCTCGCCGTCGGAGCAGCAAAGATGAGATGGCGCGCCCCCTGGACGATGCGCTTGCGAATCCACTCGCCGCCCGTGCGGGTCTTACCGAACCCGCGGCCCGCGAGGATCAGCCAATAGCGCCAGGCCCCCGTGGGCTCCCGCTGCTTTGGCCGGGCCCAAAACCCCTCCCAGTCGTACCGCAGCTGTTTGACCTCGTCGTCGGACAGCCCGTCCAGGATCGCCTGCCGTTCGGCCTCCGGGAGGTCGGAGAAGACCTGCGCCGGCGAGAGCTGTGACTCCTCATCCACCGGGGCCATGCCCTCGGCGCTGGGCGGCGAGCGCTGCCAGCTTCGCGGCAACGTCCGACCGGATCTCGCCGACGGTGATCGGCCCGCCGTCGGGCCCGGAGTGCTCGAACTTCTCTGCCGCATCGAGGCCGGCGAGCTTCGCCTCGCGCTCGAATAACTTGACGAGCCGGTCGACCTTGCCCACCTCGCCCTTCTCCGTCGCCACCTTCCACATCGCTTGGACGAGCACGTCGATGCGGTCGAGCTGCCGCTGACGCAGCGCCTTGGTCTCGGTGACGAGCAGCGCATTCGCCTCGTCGAGCGTCTTGGTGACCATCTTGAAGACGGCCTGCGGGGTGACGCCGATCACGGCGCCGATCTCCTTGAACGTCTTCCCTTGCTTCCGGAGTCCGATGGCTTGGTTGCGGCGCTCCGCCGCCCGGATGTTCACCGGCTTCGTCTTGCGCCGTGACTTCTTGCTCCCTTTCGTTGGCACTGGAAAATCAACTCCTCACGTTTCAACCGAACCTGACAGGGGTTGGGCACGGGCTTGCTCTGTGGCTGTGACGTCGTCCTCGGGCAGAGGATTCTCGGAGGCCATGGCGACGCGGCAGGCTTCGAAGAGCCGTTGCTCCGCCCTCGCTCGCGCGTTGCTCTCGTCGTCGAGCCTAGTACGAAGCGCCCAGTTGACGCCCGGCCGGGGTGACATCGTGGCGACGAGAAGGCCGTCGCCGTCGATCGTGAACGTCAGGGCACCGGACGTCAGCCCCTGGTCGTCGCCTCGCCGGAGCAACCCGGCACCGTCCATGAATCGCGTCTCCATTCGGGCTACCTCACTGGTCTCTGTTCCGGCTGGTGGGTGATGTGAAAGCCGCCGCAGAGAGGGCACTCGTAGGGTCGCAGTCCCGCGGCTCCTCTGCGACGGCGAATGCTGGTCATCATCGCGCGGGCGTCGGCCTCGTCACGGTAGCGCCACTTACCTCGGCACATCCGGTAGGCGACGCCCCGCATCAGAGCGGATCCTCCAACGCCATGCGCGTGGCTTCCTCGGGCGACAGGACGGGGATCGCGGCCGCGATGGCGCGTCCCCGGCGCTGCCACTGCGCTGGGTACTCGACAACGAAGTGGCACGTCTCGGGGCAGATGCCGACGATGGCGTGGCCCCGCGGGCCGTTGGGCCATCGGATCTCCACCATCGTCCCCCCGAGAGGTCGCAGCTCGACCTCCTTCTTCGGCACGAGATCGAGGATGCGGCCTTCGCGGACAGCCACGGCAAGCTCGCGCGGGGTCCAGCGGTGCAGCGTCATGCCCCGCTCTCCTCTCGGAATGGGTGCTCGCTCGCCAGCTTGACCCGAAAGGCCTCGTAGATGAGGCGCTCCGCCTGCGCGCGGCTCGTCCCTTTGAGGTTAACTCGCAGCGCCCATTCGACTTGGGGCCGTGACCTTATTCGACCGACGAGGCAGCCATCGACATCGACACGGAACGCGACGTGTTCCGGCTCGAGGCCGCAGTCGTCGCCGGGCCTCAACCGCCCCTCTTCACCCATGAAGTAGACCCTCACAGCGTCCGCGCCTCGACCTCGAAGCCCTGCTCGGTGAGCCACTCGAGCAGCATCGCTTGCTGCTTCGCGTCGGGGCACCAGGCGACGACGGCGAGGCGGCGCTCGGGGGTCTTCTTCGGGGTCGCTCGGCGCGCGCGCGGCATCTCTGGCGGCGGGGGCCGGAGCGTGTCGGCGGCATCGATGTGAACTGCTGCGTTGTCCATGGCGTCACCTTTCCAGGCTCGCCCCGATGGTCGGGTGCGTCGCCTCTTCTTGTTTTTCGACTTCGTCTGAGGCCGCTGGGC